CGCGCCCGAGGCGACGCAGGTCAATGTGGCGCCGCACACGCTGATGGTGTTGCCTGCCGCCGCAGTCAGGCTCGTGCAGTCAATCGTGGCATAAGCCGACGTGGAGAGGCCGATAGCCAAGCCATCGCCTTCTTGCGCGGCACCCGCTGCGGGTGCAATCGCGCTAGGAGTCGCAGTGTATGCGGGATAGAGCCCGTGCTGAACGTAGAAGTTTGCCATCTAAATACTCCTCACGCTGGCCAGCGTGTTGGTCTTGAACGGCGTGGAGATCGCCAGAGCCATACCCCGAAAGGCTCCAGATTAAAGGGATATTGTAAGCCAAATCCCAATCAGATCAAAGAACCTACGGACGTGTTCACCTTTTTCAAAACAGCTAAAAAGTCGTGACTGGCGGCTCCAAGCGTCGCAGCGATGGCCTCGGCTTCGGTTTTCTTGACAAGGGCCTCGGCAAGCGCAGCCTGCGCATCACTGGATGCCTTCTCAATGTCGCCCACATTGGCTTTGGCGGCTCGCACAAGTTCTTGGGCCTCGGCCTTGGCGGCCTTGAGCGCCTTGTCCGCTTCGGTCTTGAGCGCCTTGACTTCGGAGGCTGCGGCCTTGCCGGTCGTCTCTGCGTTAAGAAGCAGGACGTTGGCTTTGTCTATCAACTCCTGCTCCAGCGCTTGGGCCCGCCTAACAATCTCTTCGGCTTCCAGCTTGGCTTTGGCGACCTTGGCTTTGGCTTCGGCTACAGAAACCACCGCCTCGTCGTACGCAGCGGCTGCGTCGCCCGCGATGCCGAGGTCCTGCTTGGCCTTAATTGCGGCCTCCTCAGCTTGGCGCAGCATGTTGATTCGGTCGGTAAAAACCGAGCCGCCCTCGGCGGCCAAGGCGACCTTGGCTGCAAAGTCCGAGGGGGATACGCCAGCCGTCAGTGAGTCTGTCATTGACCTTTACCTCTTAGTTTGACGCCACGCCCGACTGGACGAGGGTCAGTGCTGCTGTGCCGGAACCGGCTGTGACGGTAACGCGGATGCCCCGTACGGCAAAGGCGTAGTTGCTGACCGCACTCGCCGTCTGCGAGACAAGCGTTGAGTGCGAGAACCACGTAGCTGAGGCGGGGCTGAATGTGGTGGCGAACACGTCGTCGAACGTGTGCTCTACCGTGTAGGTGACGGTGCCTGTCACCTTGACTGCGACCCCGATGTTGAAGGGGTTCAGCATGTAGTCAGGAACGACAACGGTGCTGCTGCCGACTCCGGTCTGGCTGACTGTTACTGGGCGCATCTCGTTGTCTCCCGATAAGAGCGGGGCCGATCTTGCGACCGGCCCCTGACCCTTAGATGCCGGTGGTCTGGACGTACTGGACGGTAACGCGGACCTGACCCACGGTCGGCTGGCCGACAGAGGTCACGGTAGCGAACACGCCTTCACTTGAGCCGGTGCTGGCCATGGACGTCAGTTGCGCCGCACTGAAGGTCGGAATGGTCCGACCGGCAGTCTTAGCGTTGACGCTCGACGCGTACTGGGTACCCGCAGCGGCGCTGCCGACAGACAGCGTGGCCGAGGTGGCACTGTCGTAAGCCGTCAGCACATCACAGAAGATGTTAACAATCTGGCTGTTGACAGGCAGCAGGATCGAGTTGGTTTGAACCAGCGTCGCGTCGCGGCTGACCAGAAAGGTCTGCGACAGAACCGCCAGCCCGATGTTGTTGCCGCCGGGCGTACCGGACGGCTTGTCGCCAGAGGCCAGAGGGCCACTGAAAGCAGTTTGAGCCATGGTGTTGTCCTTTGGCTTGAAGTTAGGCTGACAAGGTTTGCCCGGCGCCGAAGCGCCGGGCTTGCCTCAATCAGACGCCAGCGGTTCCGTAGATGCCGCGCGGGTCGGTCCAGCCGAACGCGTAACGCTCGGTGGCCTTGTACCGCATGGAGTCGGTCTCGAAATCGCCTTCCATGGACTTCTCCAGCCCACGGCGCTTGGCCAGCTTCAGGCCTTCGGGCGCATCAGTCTGAATCCACCAAGCGGTGGTCGAGGTGATACGCGCGAGGTTGGCCTGACCGCCGGACAGCATCGCCATCGACTTGATGGGGTTGATGTCGTTGTTGGCGGTGCCAGCGCGCAGAGCCGAGTTTATGATGACCTCGGCTTGGAACACGTTGGACGGGCCGGTCACGATCTGCTTCGGCGTCAGACGGATGCGCTTGCCGTTGTTGTCCACGGCGTTACGAATCTGAATGAGAAGCTGCTCCACCGACGTCTGAGACATCGCCGCAGCGGTGGTCAGGACGTTGGAGAAGGTGCCGTTGACGATGGGGTGGTTGTTGACCACCAGAGCCACACCGTCACCGCCCGTGTACGAACCGTTGAAGGAGCGGTTCAGGACGTTGGCGCCGAGCGTCTCCTTGGTCTCGATCAGGGACTGAGCGAGGTGACGGGAGTAGGTCGAGCCAATACGGATGTGATCGCCGTCCTCGACGAGAATCTTGGTCAGGGCGAAAGCCAGACCGTAGACCTTGTAGAGGTAGCGCTGCAGGAAGAGCACGCCGCCGGACTGGTAGGTCACAGGCATGCCGTCCGGCAGTTCCGGGGCAGCACCCATGCCGTACAGCACGGGCTCTTCGTGGTAGTTGCGCGGGATGCCGCTGAACTCCTTGAAGACCTGCTTCCATTCGTCGGCGCGCTGATCGTAGATGCCGTTGAACTCTTCGTTCATGATCGGCTCGACGATGGACCGGAAGTCGGTTGACCTCATCGGATTTGCCATAGTGTGGGTCCTCCTTAGAAGGGCGCGCGGTCAGCGACGAACTGATGTTCGGCGATCTGAACCTGAAGAATGACGTAGGTGTCCCCGAACGCATTGTCGGAGCCGGGCGAGACGTTCAGAATCCGCAGCGAGCTTTGCACCGAGGTGCTGATCGTGGCGGCGTCGAGCATAAGCTGCGACGTGCCGACAACCGAAGAGCCCGCAGAGATCGCCGTGAAGTCAGCCTGCGACCCGATGTCGGTGAGAGCGACAGTGGCCGAGGACTGGATTTCGTAGACGATGCTCGGATCAATCGTCGCGTATGCGACGATGTCGGTAGCAGACGTGGAAGCCACCCAGCGGTTGGACACGCGGCGGCGCCCCTCCGAGTCAGTGAACTCGACGCCTTGGAAGGTGCCGACAAAGCGGTCGCCGATGGCGGCAGCCTCGAGGGTTCCGTTGGTGCCGATCTTGACCGGCTGGTTTTGGAAAATGTTGACGGCATACGCCGAGAGAATCGTCATAGCGACGGGGCGAACCACACCGCTAGGCGAAGACACAGGACGAAGGCCGAACGGTTGAGAAGTCGCGGACATTGCGTCTTACCTCATTCGGGATGATTGGGTGCCTAGGAGAAAACCCCCCGGGCGGGTTCATTAGCGCCGATTTCCGCCATGCCCTCCTCCATCTCGATCTGCAGCCCGCTACGCTTGCCCTGCTCCAAAAGGCTCTGGGCTTCGTAGTTCAGGCGCTCGGCTTCCTGTGCGGGCTTGATGTGGTGAGCTTCCTGCATGTACGCCTCGTAGAGGTGCATGGGCAGCTTAAACGCGATCATCTCGTTGATGCCGAGGAGCCCCGCATACTCACCTGTTTTGAGGGTGCTGTGGTCCAGACCGGGCGCATCTTCGAGCGTGACCGGAGTGTACCCAAGCATCATCCGACGGTGGATGCTGTCTCGAGGGTTCGTCGTCGTCAACCAGCACACATGGTGGCCGGGGATCGGCGGCAGGTCAGGCAGAGCATCATTGAACATCTGCTGTCGGAACATCGCCAGCCGGTCGTCATCGGTCCTCACACGATCCTCGGTAACAGACCTGTTATCCAAGGCGCGAGACCGGCGTCCAGCACCGATTTCCTTCTTAAGCCTATCATCATCTTCGAGCATTGTCTTGCCTTTTTTTTAACGGGTTTCGCGGGTTTTGCGGTCGTGTTCGGCATACGCCCTGAGATACCTATCGCGCACTGCCTTGTCTTCCCAGTGGCCAAGCTCCTCGAGGGCGGCGCGTCGTTCCGGGGTCACGTAGACCTCGTTCTTGCGGGTCGCGGGCGGGGCGTGTTCGCGGGTCGTACCCATGGGTGGAGCCTTCCTCGGGGGCGGTGTTGCAGGCTTGAACTCCACGTCAAGGCGCCGCTTCAGTTCCTCGAAGTACCCCACAGAGGCGGGGTTCCACTTCTCAGCCGTAAGCTGTTGGTCGATGCGCCGAGCGGTTACCGAAGCGGTGTCGTTCCCTTGCGGGTTGTACCAAGGGTTGGCCTCCATCCACTGCTGCGCGTAGGAGCGGGTGACGGGGTCAACGTAGGGCGCGGAGTTCTGCCGCGTCTGGGTGACGCGCTCGGCCTCTTGGGAGAGTTGAGACGCGCGGTAGCGGGCCTCGTCGCGGAACCGCATGGCTGCGGTGACGTCGTCACCGTTTCCGGCCTCAACGGCCTTGGCGATGATGCGCTCCGCCTGTTGGACGTCGGCTTCGGCGGCTCGGTACGCCGACTGAAGGCTGCTCTCGGTCTGCGTCTGGTGAACGCCTTCGAGGGCGTTGACCTTGCGCGCCAGTTCCGCGTTGACGTCGCGCATGACACGAAGCTCGGTCTCCAGCTTCTGCCGGGCCTGCTTCTGCGCTTGCCGACGCTTGAGCCGCTTGTTGCGATTGCGGCTAGAGGCGTCCTCTGTGTCGTCTTCGGAGTCGCCTAGGCGCGCATCTTCGTCGTCATCCTCTTCGTCATCCTCGTCGGCCTCCGGGGCTTCCTCCGGCACCTCTTCGGCAACGGCTTCCGGCTCTTCGGTCGGGATGTTGTCGATCTCAACAATGACAAGTTCGTCGGTGTCTTCGTTCGTTTGCATGCGCGCCTCCTATCGGCTAGATGAAAGCCTTGACGGCAAGCGGATCGCCCGTCACTCGGCCCAGAATGTTGAGGTCGTCAAAAAGGGCGAGGACAGCCTCGTCCGTCCCGTCCAGCGTCGGGACCGTCCAGCGGTCGCCGCCGTACTTGGGCATGCGCACGAAGTCGCCGACCTCACACCACGCGCCTTCGGGCCACAAGGTCATCGTGTCGCGCTTGTGGAAGGCGAGGGGGCCGACGGCAAGCACCTTGGCGACCTGCGTGTTGTAGTGCTCGGTCTGCCGAATCTCGTCCGTCAGGATGATGCCACCCTTGGTCTTTGTCTTCGGGGTGCGGAACTGCACCAGAATCCGTGAGCCGCCCGGCTCAAACTGCGGGTCGCAGGCCGGGAAGGCCTCCTCTAGAGACCCGTAGTCAAAGGCGACCTTGTTCGCGATACTTTGCATGGCTGCTCCTCATGCGTTGAACTGCTTCTTCTCTGCCTCTGCAAAAATGTTCAAAAGCAGGTTCTTGACGTGCTCGTAGCCCTCGTAGAGACCGACGGCTCGACCGTACTCGAAGGCGTCATGCCCGCGAGGAGTCGAGAGCAGTTCGCGCGCCAGTCGCGCCTGCTCTACCTCGATCTTCCTGACAAGGGCTTCGGGGTTCATTTGGGCGGCATCGGCCCCTTGCGCGCGTTGTCGGGACGCGGCTTTCCGGTCGTGGCCAGCAGGTGATGCTGGGGAACCGGGCCCTTGGTTTTGTTCGTCGGCGTTTTTTCAGCCATGTCAGCCTCCGTTGGGGTTAGGGTTGGTGGTCTGGTTTGCGGCGTCCATTTCCGCCAGCATCAAAGCCGTGCGGTTATCCTCGCTGTTCATGGAAATGCGGGACTGGACTTCGACGTTGGTGCGCTCTCGCTCGCGGGCTTCGCGAAGCTGCTCAAGCTGCATCTGCGAGGACAGCTTCATCTGCTCAAGCTGCTGTTGCATCTGCAGGCGCAGTTGCTCCATCTGCTTGTCGAACTCGAGCCGCTGCGCGTCGAGGGCTGCTTTGGCCTTGTCGGCCTCGGCGCGGCGGGCCGTCTCGGCCTGCGCGGCGGCAATGGCCGGGTCGGGAGGAGGCTGTGGCGACATGGACTGCGCCATCTGCATGGCCTGCTGGATCACAGGCATGAGACCGGCAAACGCCTCGCTTGCGCTCTTGGACACTGTCAGGGAGGCTTGGGCCAAGAACTGATCAAAGGACCGCTTGTCCTCGACGCTCTTGTTGTTCTTGGCCGCCTCGCCGAGGTCCATGCCTGCAACCTCGTTTCCAAGCTCATAGACCTGCTGCGCGTACCACATGGCAAGGTGCTCCTTGATGTGGCCTAGGATGCCCGGCAGGTAGGACGTGGCAATGAGGGGGTTGGCGCCCAGCACGGGGTTCATGAGGTAGGACAGGTGCGACTGAAGATGCGCCACGTGGTCCTGCTGCGGGAAGGCCACGACGGGCCTGCCCATGGTGATCGCCACGTTCTCGGCGATAGCGTTCTGTTCCTGCGGCTCCGTGGGCGGAACCAGAAGGTCGGAGGCGTTGGGGACCTTGAGGGTGTCGAGGATGCGCTCCTCGACCAGCCGCGCATTGTAGAGCATCGGCATGGCGGCGGAGCGCTGCGCGATGGTCTGGATTTGCGCGATGCGCTGCGCCTCGGAGAAGATGTTCGGGTCGCTGACCGGCACGACGTCCATGGGCCCGGAGAAGTCAACGCGCTTGGCAATCTCCTCGCCGATCTCTTCCTTCTGCCTTGCGTCGTCGAGGTACATGCCGTTTAGGCGATGCTGGATCGTCAGCAGGCGAGCCATGGCGTTGTGGAGGCGCATGTGGATGGCGCTGAACACCACCATGCCTTGCTCGATCTTTGCCATGGTCGTACCGACCGGCACGTTGGCGTTGCCGTCTGACACGTCGTCCATGGTCGTGCGGACGACACCCTTGCCCGACTCAACGAGGAAGCCGAGAAGTTGGAACAGCACGCCGGAGGGCTGGCTGAAGGGCAGGGGCATGACGATTTTGCGGACGTCGTCGCCGGTCAGGCCGCCCTCGATCTCCGCCACCTGCGTGGGCTGAATCTCAAGGCTCTGCCCTCCGACCCCCGCGCCTTTGAGTTTCAAGAGGGTCTGCGAATTGCTGATGTGCGCGGAGTCCAGAAGCGCCCGCAGGGCTCCGGTCGCGGCGGCGGAGATACCGCCGATCATGTGCGTGATGCCGATGGGGTAGGCGCCCCGCCACGGCACGAAGGGGAACTCCACAAACCACTGAAGCTCTTCGCGCGACTCGTCTTCCTCGTCCCAGTTGCGATAAACGCTCAGGACGGTGGACGTGGACTTGTCGATGGTGAGGATGTACGGCGCCGGGCCGTCCTCGAGGTCCAGTTGTGTGTAAACCTCGAAGATTGTCCGCAGGCCGTCTTCGTTAAATGCGCTCTCCTCGCGCCCCTCGACTTTGTCGTTGGCAATGTCGGCCTTGGTGCGCTCCGGCTCGGCGGACACTGGCAGCAGGTCCACGTCGCGGTACATGCCGCTCTTGACGCGCTCGTCGTAGTCCTGAAGCGTCAGGTATTGCACGTGCGTCTTGCGCTGCGCCGTCAGGAAGTTGGTGGCCGCGAAGGGGATGAGCATTTCATCCACGGCCACGAACAAGAACTGCGGGCGGTTCTTCGCCGCGTTCCACGTCACCTTCATGTACTGGACCCCGCTGAGGGGGACCTGCGTCAGAAGCTGCTCAAGCTCGGAGCGGAACTCCGGGCACTGAACCGTCAACTGCCAGTTCATGTAGCTGGTCTTGCGGCGCGCCTTGAGGACCTTGTCTCGCGTCACCTTGCCGGGGATGAAGTCCTTGACGGGACCGGCGGAAGGGAACAGTTCCTTGATGGCGCGGGACGAGAAGTCCACGCAGGCCTCGGTCAGGAGCGGATGCACGACCTTGCTGGCGCCTTGGAACTGCGCGCCGCCCGGCGCGTCGTCGCCGAGGCCCGTGCGCCGGATGCCTTCCTCGTAAAGCTCGTCTCGCTTGGAGCGTGCGTCCTTGTCGCGGGTGATAAGCTCGAGGTAGGTCGTGGCGACGCGCTTCAGTTCGGTCTCAGAAAGCGTTTCGGCTAGGTTCTCAAGGAAATCGGCGGACGGCGCGTCGCCTTCCTCCTCGCCGATCTTGACGATGGCGCCGCCGTCTTCCGTGTCCGTGACGTCACTCTCGTCGTCCGCGACGGGAATGTACTCACCTTCGAGGTCCTCAGACAGCATACGGGTTCACAACCTTTTTCGGCGCGACGTACGTCTCGCGGGAAGGAGCATTTACACGCTTTACACCAGAAAGCAGCCCCTTGTCCATAAACACTCTGGCGACTTGGCTGACGGCATCCACAAAGTCGTCGTGCTTGATGCTTCCGGTCCCCCGGAAGGAGCAAAGTTGCTCAAGCATGGGTTCGGCCCACGTTTTGGGCTTTCCGGGGCGTTTTTCGCTCTCCGGCACCCAAAATAGGCCTTTTTGGAACAAATGGCTGACCATGTGCAGGCGGGCCGCCTTGTCGGCGCGCCCCGGGTTGTAAGGGTAAGCGTGCACGCCTTCCTTTGACAGCGCCTGACGCAGGCTGATGCCGCTGCCCTTGTCCTCGATGATCACCAAATCGACCTTTCGGCCACTTGTGATGGGTTTTCCGCTTCCAAACATGGGCACGATGAGCGCCTTGTCCTCGTCGTCGCCGTAGGCGCTGTCCAACTCCTTGCGGACGCGCTTGATTAGCTCCGGGAAGCCGAGGTGGTCGCTCCAACAGTCGAGCAGGAGCGCCTTCATGGTGTCCTCGTGCCAGAAAACGCCCCAAACCGTGCAGGCCGAGGCGTCCGGGTCGTGCGTTTTGCGGTTGATCGTCTTTTCGGTGAAGGCCGTGTCGAGAGACATCACGATGTACTCGAACTTGGGCAGCGTCTTGTCCCTTGGCCAGAGCTTGAACCACGAGCGGGCGATAATTCCGCCCTCCTCGGCGTCGATTAGCTCTCCGTACAACTCCTGACGACCGAGGGTCGTGCCCTCGTACTGCGCAATCTGCTCGTAGAACGAATCTGGGAGGTTCGCGCGGTTGTCGTACGTAGAGCCGGTGGTGATGATCCGGCCTTTTTTGTCTTTTGTCAGCCTGCGCACCAGATCGCGTGGCTTGGGCGTCGTTGTCCACACGACGCGAGGCATGGCGCCTAGGCGCAAGCCCATCATGGCCATGTCCCACGTCTCTTCACCCTTGGTCCAAGCCGCCAACTCGTCGCCCCACAGGCGGGCGAACTGCGGGCCGCGCAGTCGCTCGGGCTCTTCGGCTGAGAATCCGCGAATGATTGACGGTTTGCCGCTCTCGGTCTGCAGGGTGATGATCAGGTTGGTTTTGTTGTAGTCGAGGATAAGCTCGGGAGGGATGATCTTGAGCAGGCCTGCGGGCCCCTCGAAGCACGTGTGCCGCACGTCGTTGAGCGTTGGGGCAATCACTGCGCTCGGATTCGCGTCGGCGTCGTAGTAGGCGTCGGCGCCGAGCCATTGAGCGCCGGTCAGCGTCTTGCCGAAGCCTCGACCGGCCATCAGGCCCCACTCGACCCAAAGGCCTTCTGGCGGTTCCTGCTTCTCGCGAGCCGTGGCAGCCCACTCCATCTGCCATTTGATGGCGGCGATGCGTTCGAGGGGCAGTTGCCCTAGGGCGATGGCGTCCGACAGCACGGTTTTTTGCGCGTCGGTAAGTTTTTTGAACGGCAGCATTGGGTTCCGTAGCCGATTGCAGGTTGCATGTAGCGGAGTTTGGTCTGCGGCGCAAGGTCGGGGGTTTGTAGGCGCTGAACAGGTAGTTTTTTGCCTGTTGTTGGGTGCAGTTGCACCTAGCTGGGTGCAAATAATTGGGTGGTCTGAAAAAATTGTGAGTGGGCAGGGAGCAATTATCAGCGCTGCCGGAACCGGGGTGTGGGGGTCCAAGCAACAAGCCCACAAGCCACCTCCCGGCTCGCCCAGCAGGCTCAGTGAGTGCGCATTACCTCAATGATTACAACCACTTAGGTGCAGGGGTGGGGTCCTGAGCAACACCCTGCCTCACGTTGCACCGTGTTGCAAGTGGCATGTTGTGGCACGCGGACTGCCACTATCTGCTGGCTCGGACCGGCTGGGCGTAGTGGGGGGCACTGAGCCCTGACTGAGCCCTGACTGAGCCCTGACCCGGGCCCTGACTGAGCCCTGACCCGGGCCTGTCTGCAACAGCCTGTTACAATTCGTGATCAGCTATCTGCACCTGATAGGTTGCACCCGGCGGTGTAAACGGTATCATGCGTCATCAACCAAGGAGACCTGACATGATCCAAGCCCCCATCACTCATGCCACCCGCGAAGGCTGGCTGCATGCCTTCGCTGAGGCCTCTCGGCCCTACTTCGCCGAGGCTGGCCACCCTCTGCCTGCAGACCTGCGTATCGGCCTCGGCTGGTCGTCGGGCGGCGCACGCTCCAAGACTATTGGCGAGTGCTACTACTCCGCCGCCAGCACGGACGGTGTGCGAGCCATCATCATCACACCCGGGGCGGGCATGGATAACGCCGCACGTGCGGCGGACGTCCTGACACACGAATTGGCGCATGCCGCCCTGCCGGAAGGTGTCGGACACAAGCGGCCCTTTAAACGCCTCGCGATTGCCCTTGGTCTGGAGGGCAAGGCTACGGCCACCGTGGCGGGCGACAAGTGGCGGGCGTGGGCCCTGCCCATCATCGAGAGCCTCGGGCCCTACCCTCACGCCGCCCTGACCGCAGGCAGCAGCGGGCGGAAGAAGCAAGGTACGCGCCTGCTCAAGGCTGACTGCGCAGAGTGCGGCTACACCGTGCGCGTCACCCGTAAGTGGGTGGACCTCGGCGCGCCGCGCTGCGGTGTCTGCGACGACGCGCCGCGCCTGACCTGCGAGGGGACAGAAGAGGAGGGTGACGAGGAGTGACCCCGCCGAGCGGAGAGGGGGCCCTAGGGGGCCTCCTCGCCCTTGGGCAGGGCGACCACGGGCTGGGCCTCCAAGGCCGCCTGTGGGGCGCCCTGCGCCACCGCCGGTCGGAGCATGGCCAGCACGTCCAACACAATGGGGTTGGACGTAAGCTTGTTACCGTCGGCGTCCGCCACCTGTACGCGCTCGCCGTAACGCTTCGGGTCGAGGCGGGCGAGGAGCTTCAGCCTGTGGTCGGCCCTTGCCCTGTCCCGGCCAGCTTCTGAGGGCACACCCATGATCGGCTTGAGGCCGTCCACAATGTCGAGGCTGTCCGCAGCGATGACGTCGTACCCCTCCTCCCTCGCCTCTGCGAGGGCCTCTACGAGGGCGGGCGTCTGGCTGATCCATTTGCGCCAGCGGTGCGACGGCACGTCCTCCTCACGCACGGCCTTGGCGAGAAGGGTTCCGGCCCGTACCCGCGCCAGTACCCTCTGCGCGGCCTGCTGCTCATCTTCGGTCACGTGCATGCTCCTGTATGTGCGAGGGGTACCACCTCCGCACCGGCCCGGTCAAGCCCCTGCATCTTCGAGGTTCACGTGTAAACGGCAACGTGTAGTTTTCTCCAGAAGCAACGCATCGCCACCGCAACCCCTGCAACACGTGCAACACGAGGGGCCCCCCTAAAGGGGGACCCCCCGCCGTGTTGCAGCGTTTGTTGCAGATCAGGGGGTTGCAACACGTGCAACACGGTGCTTCGTGTTGCATCGCGTTGCGTGTTGCAGCCCTTTGTTACACTTTGTGATAATTTCAGGCACCTTTTTGGTTGCACCCCAATCTGCGATAAAGTACAACATCTCTGTGGCGGGGGACACCCCCTCGACACCCACAACCCCCTCTCCGGGGCCGGGATGTCCGGGACAGGAGGCGAGGCGGGGCGCTCTCCCCGCCGCCTAGGAGACCTGACCATGACCCGCTCAATTCAGTACGCGAACGGAGACACCCTCTACCGGACCAAAGACGGTTTCTGGTGGTACTACAGCCCCCGCATTTACGGGCGCAGCCTTCCACATGCGTCGCTTGACCTTTGCACCCACCTCAAGTCTGTTGCGCGCCGCCACCGCAATTGGCAACTCCAGCGTTACCCCGCCTTGGAGACCTGCATGTTCGAATACTGCATCGAGTACCAAGAGGACGATCCGGGCCGCGACGCCCTGCCCACCATCATCCCGGGCGCGACGCGCAACGACGCCCTCGTCACCGCCCGCGTCCTGTCCCGCATCGTCGGACGCGTCTACGTCGTCAAGACCCTCGGCGGGCGGGTCGTCGGGGAGCGCGTCTTCCTCGAAGGGCACTTCGAAAGCGAGACCGGCGACTTCTAGCGTTTACACTCACACAGGAGACCTGACCATGACGAACGACACGAACAACCTCTTCCTCGCCGCCGCCGCGTGGGCGAACGGCGGGAGCCTCTTCGGGGCCTACCTGAGCGGTGTCAACCTGAGCGGGGCCTACCTGAGCGGTGTCAACCTGAGCGGGGCCTACCTGAGCGGGGCCTACCTGAGCGGTGTCAACCTGAGCGGGGCCTACCTGAGCGGGGCCTACCTGAGCGGTGCCGACCTGAGCGATGCCGACCTGACCGGGGCCAACCTGCGCCGTGCCAACCTGCGCAGGGCCGACCTGCGCCGTGCCGACCTGAGCGGTGCCGACCTGAGCGATGCCGACCTGACCGGGGCCAACCTGCGCGATGCCGACCTGACCGGGGCCAACCTGAGCGTGGCCACCCTGCGCAGGGCCAACCTGAGCGGGGCCAACCTGAGCGAGGCCGACCTGCGCGGAGCCAACCTGCGCGGAGCCGACCTGAGCGAGGCCGACCTGCGCGGTGCCGACCTGCGCGGTGCCAAATACAAAGATGACATTCTCGTCGCCCACATCGCCGCCGCCGAGCGGATGGACGGTTACACCTTCCGGTTGTTCCGACTCAAAGACGAACAACACAAGGTCATGGCCGGTTGCCGCTGGTTCACGATCTCCAAATACCGCGCCCATGTCGCCGAGGAATACCCTGACACCGCCAAGGCTCGCGAGACGTTGGATATTTTGGACTTCTTAGAGCGGAGGGCGGGCGCATGACACGCGACGACTTCGACCGCCTGTACGCCTGCCGTACGTACAACACCGAGGGCTACACCCAGCGCCAACTGGACGCTTTAAACGACCTCGCCTTCGAGACGGTGGCGGACCTCGACCCCGACGAGCGGAGCACCCAGTCCCTCGTGTACTTCACCCTGGAGCGCGCCTCGACGCACTGGGAGGTGTGCACCTGAAACAATTCGTGATCAGCACATGCACCTTAGCGGTTGCACATGCCAGCGCCACGGGGTACTATCTGACATCAACCAAGGAGACCTGACATGACCAGACGCACTGCCCCCGAGATCATCGCCCTCCACTTCGGAGCTGACATCCGCGAGGTCAGTGATAGCCGCTACCAGCCGACGCGCTACGCCTCCCCCGGCCTGTACGTGATTGGCGAGGACTATTACTGCTCGCCGACCGCCGCGCAGACGCCACCCTCCGACTACAGATGGGAGAAAGTCGGCGAGTACTACGGTCGCCCTGTACTACGTGCCGTGAGTGCCTGACCGCCCATGACACTGCGGAAGACCCGCCCGAGGCCCGGAGGCGTTTACACGCTGGCCGGGCCGAGGACGTGCGAGGCGCGCCACCGTGGCGCACCCCACGAGGAGACCTGACATGACCGAGCATTACTTCTCAGCCGCACTACTCCTTCGACCTCGTCTTTTACGGAGATTGCACAATGACTGAACAACACACGCCGGGGCCTTGGAAACTGCGCGATAACGCGGCCCTTATTCGCGTTGTAGCTGGCCCCCTTTACACAACGGTTGCGGATGGCATTTCGGGGGAAGCCGACGCCCGCCTAATCGAAGCCGCGCCTGAACTGCTTGAGGCGTGTAAGCTGTTCATCTCCTACGACGACGCCAGCGCCGACGACGTTTCGTCGATGCTTCTCTACGACGAGGCCCGGTCTGCTATCCGCGCCGCCTACGCCAAGGCAACCGGGGGGCAATCATGACTGGCATTCTTGAGCGCGCATTAGGCCGCGAGCCCGAGAGCCTGAAAGATTTCGTCATGGCGCGGTTGCTGTGCTCGGTGAACAGGCACTACGAGGAGGGCGACCGGGACCCGGATGACACCGCCCGCAACCGCATCAAGCACTGGAGCAACGAAGACCTTCTCGACGCTGTCTCTCTTGCCCTTGATGAAATGAAGGAGGCCCAGTCGTGACCACCTACGTCGTCGTCAACCCCGAAGGGGACGCCATCGCGGAGGGCCTCACCGCCGAGGAGGCGGGGCGCCTGATCCTGTCCTTCTGCTCGCACCACATCGCGCCGTCGATCGAGGGGTGGACGCTGAGTGTAAACGGTACGCCGTGCCTCGGCTTGAACCCCTGGTACACGCGCGACGAGGCCGTGGAGGCCCTGCGGTGCGCTGTGGCGCGCCATGCGCGCATCGCCGACGGCTGGCCCGCTGAAACAATTCGTGATCCGGCACCTGCACCTTAGCGGTTGCACATACCGGGCCCATGCGGTACTGTGTGGCAGCAACCGAGGAGACCCGACATGAACTACATTCTACGGCGCGGCGCAGGCACAGTGTACGACACACCTGTCGAGGCCGTCGCCGCCGCCCGCGAAGCGGGCTACCACAACGTCCGTGTGCGCTACCACCCCGACTGGGAGGGCTACTGCGTCAACGTGATCCCGCTCTACACGCCCGACCTGTACCTCGTGGAGCAAGGCGCATGACCAACACCGAAGCTATGAACGCAGCCGTGCAGCGCTGGATCAAGGAGTGCACTGACCGACCGGACGGGGCGGCTGTCCTCCGCAAGCGCGCCGCGTGGCTAGAGGCCCTGATCACCAAGCAGGGGCAGGACAAGCCCGTGCCAGCGCTGGAGGACGTCACCGTCTGGGACTCCCTGTCGGCGATGGAGCGCCTGAGCGACGCAGCAACGAAACTGGGGGGACTGTGATGGCTACCCCTATGACCCGTGACGACTTTGATCGGTTCTTCGCCGAGACGTGGAAGCGCGTCCAAGATGCGCAGGAACAGATCGACGCCCTCGGCCTCAACGACCTGCTGCCGGACGTCCCGCAGACCAACAACTGGGGGTTGTGGAAGCGCTGGGAGCGGGAGCAGGGGCGCGGCCCGGTGACCACCGAAAGCATGCTGGAGGCCTACCGCCGAGGGTACGAACGTGGGCGGATGTCGCTTCTCGATGACGCCCTGACCGAACTGGGCACGTTTGCGCCCGAGGAGGATTACCGATGACCCCCAAACAGATCATCGTGCACTGGAAGGAGTTCGGCCCGGACATGGACGCTGTGTCCCTGCGCAACCTGCGCGACCTTGCCCTTGTCGCCATCAATGACCTGTCGGGCGGTCCCATGTCCCAGCAGGCCATCGAAGACCTCGCAGAGCTTCACGCCATCTACACAGGAGACCTGACATGACCACCGAACGGGACGTCGCCCTGCGCGTCGTCAAGACCGCCTTCGACGCGGGCTACACCGTCAAGCATTACTACGGCGACGCCGAGGACATGACCATCCTGCGCCCCGGCGACGACCCTGAACTTCTCGGAGGTGCTCTGGGCTGCGCGGAGGAGGACTGGTTGCACCTCTTCCGCCCAGATGGCAGTCATGTCGGCAGCATCTACCTCCTGTGGGGCAACGAGGAGGACGGCTCGGAGCTTATCTGCGACCACACGTCCAACGCAGAGACCGAGGCGGTGGCCAACAAGGCCTACGTGTCCCTCGGCCTGAACCTTGACCTTTACGGAGAGCAGCCATGAAAACGGTTTACGTCGTGGGCGGTGCGGGCGGGGGCGGAGGGACGACCTCTGTGTCGGGCCTGATTGAGCGCACCCGGGAGAACTACATCCGCTACCTCGAGGTCGTGTGCGTCTACGAGCAGGACGACGAGGAGGCCACGGAGTACGCGATCAGCCTCGAGGACGGCCTCGAGCACTGGCCTGTCCCCAAATTATCCCTTGCACCCTCCGAGGTGTGTGGTACTGTCTGACATTAACAAGGAGACCTGACATGGACAACTACACCGCCGTCGGCATCGCCGAGGGCTTCATTGAAGCGGACAACGAGGAGCAAGTGCTGGCCGCATGGCAGCACCTGCACGACAGCCGCCTCGCCTACTCGCTGCAAGGCTGGTTTGGCCGCACGGCCACGCAACTGATCGAAGAGGGCCTGATCAATGCTTAACGCCGTCCTCTGCGGCCTGTGGGCCGTGCAATTTGCGTACTCGGTCTTCGAGTACGGCCAAGAGCGTCACCGCGCTTGGTTGACAGCCGCCATGGCGCAGGCCCTGCTGGTTTTAGTTTTTCTTGTCAAAGCCACGAAGATCGGAGGCTGACGACATGAGCGCCGACCGCCTAGAGCGCGCTAGGGCCTCCCTCAAGGCCCTGTACGCCGACCCGGACCATCGCGCGCGACTTCTGGAGGCTCGCCACGGCGCGTCGCTGTGGACGTCCGACGAGGACGCCCTGCTCGTGGCCCTGCATGCGCAGGGCCTGACGTACCGGCAGATCGCGCAGTCTCTCCCCGGGCGCAGCCGCAAGGCCGCCCTTGGGCGGCACTACCGATTGAGGGCCGAGCAATGAAGCGCAACACCATCTGGTGGACCGTGGAGGTCCTGACCGCAATCATCATCTTCGGGGCCGTTTACACGTTCCTGACCTTTTTCATCGGAGCAACGACATGACCGACAAAACCACGACCAAGTACCTCGTCTACTACGAAGACGATCTCCATGACCACTTTGAGGTCTACGACGATCTGCCGACTGCGCGGACTGCGGCAAGCAGTTTAGCGAATAAAACATCCGGCAAGGAGTTTCACGTCGCCGCGCACCTGACGACCTTCCGCGCCGAGACTGTCGTGAAGGAGACCGCGTAATGGCTACGCATCTGTTCACGACCTACCGCGCGGAGAACGCCGAGGGGCGACCCGTGACTTTCGCCGTGTGCCTGCGCTGCCACAAGGGCTGGCCAGTCGGTGTGCCCCTGTACATCGAGCCCTGCACTGCGGAGGCCGCGTGATGGGCTGCTGGACACCTTGGGACGGATCGGGCGAGCCTCCGCGCTGCGGCACGCACGTGCGGGTCATGTTTTCCTCCGGGGACCGCACCGAAGGCCTTGCGCAACACTTCAAGTGGAAGATGCCGACAGACGGTCTGTACCTGCCCATCGTCGCCTATCAGGCCCCAGCCTTGCGCCAGCAAGCTGACCTGCACCGACGCATCGCCAACAAGAGGCAAGAGCTTTACGACGCCGAAGGCGTCGTGGGCGAGACGCACCGGCTGTACATGGAGGCCGAGGCGCGCCGTCTCCGCGTCCGTGAGGCCCTAGAAGACCTTCTGGCGGTGACGAAATGAGGCTGCTCCCTGCCCTCGCCGTGGCGCTGGCGCTGGCCGCACCTGCCGCGCCAGCCTACGCTTCGGACGACACCGCCATGGCCCTCTACGAGCGCTGCTCGAGCGACGACGAGACCTACCTCAGCTTCAGTTACTGCATGGGGATGATCCGAGGCCTGATCATCGGCGCGGAGTACGCCTTCTCGGATCAGGACTTCGCGTTCTGTTACCCGTCCGGCACACCCAACGGTGACTTCCTGAAGGCCTTCCTAGCCTACTACCGAGCCAACCCGTCTAAACGACTTGAACCCGCCTTCGGTGTCGTCGCCCTGTCTGTGGCGGCACGCTGGCCCTGCAAAAAGTAAGGAGACAACAACATGTCAGACGCGCCCAGCGTCCCTCACCTCGCCCGACCCTGCACGGTCTGGTTCCGCATCGGCGCGGACGGCGAGAACCGCAAAGCCATCCGCGCTCGCTACGACGTTGGCTCCATGACGATCACGAAAGGCACGGCGCTGGCCGAGGCGCCCGATGGGCCGCACGAGAGCGTCCGAAACAATTTCCTGTCGTTCATGGGTAGGTGGCTCGACTCGGAGGATTTGCCGTGAGCGAATGGATCAAATGGGAGGGCGGTGCGTGCCCTGTGCCCTCGGGCACCAAAGTCGCGGTACGCCTCCGAAGCCTGCGCGAGTACAGCGACAACCCAGCCCGGGATTGGGATTGGTTTCGCGCGCGCGGCCCCGCAAACGAGCGTGACATCGTTGCCTACCGCGTCCTTGACAGCGAGCAGCCCAAATCCCCCAACGACCACTACCGGCAGGGCGAGATCGAGTGCATCGACGCCATCCGCGCAGCCCTGACCGACGAGGAGTGGCGCGGCTTCTGCAAGGGCAGCGTCCTGCAGTACGTCTGGCGCGAGAAGCACAAGGGCGGCGACGAGACCCTCGTCAAGGCGCAGGACTACCTGCGCTGGGCGGTGGCAGGCAAGGCGGAGGGCAAGCGATGAGCGAGAAACTGAGCGGCGGGGATTTGGACAAGGCGCGCTGGTTGCGGGCGAACAGCACTCATCCCGAGAATTACGCCCGTGCCGGGATTGAGGCGGCGAGGCTGGCCCGGGTCGGCTGGCGGCCCGGCCTGTCGTGGGAGGAAGAGG